GGTACGGAAACTTGGACAGAGATACAGTGAGGTAAACATGGCAAGTACATATACATCAAGCACAGGAATAGAAAAGATTGGTTCGGGTGAACAAGCGGGTACTTGGGGTAACACGACCAACAACAACTTTGATATAATAGACAAAGCTCTAAATGGAGCCTTGACCTTAACTGTTTCTGGAAATACCACTCTTACTACAAGTGATGGTACAGTATCTAATGGACAAAATAGAATAATAATTTTATCTGGAACGCCATCTAGTGCATTTGATTTGACTATTTCTCCAAACGATCAAACAAAACAGTATTTTATAAAAAACAGTAGTGGTCAAACAGCTACAATAAAACAAGGTAGTGGTGCATCTGTTACGTTGTTAAATGGTTTCTCTGATATAGTTTTTGCAGATGGTGCAGGTAGTGGTGCAGCCGTAACAACTTTGTTAAATGCAACCGATTTAGTAGCTGATACATCGCCACAATTAGGTGGTAATTTAGACGTAAACTCAAATGATATACTTATGGGTAATGAGTCTATTAAGTTTGGAAGTAGTAAATGGGAGATTGTGCTTGATAGCACTGATCTAGACTTTAAGTATAATGGCACAACAGTTTTTAAATTAGCCTCTAATGGTGCAGTAACATCTGCAAATAATATAACAGCGTTTGGAAGTCCATAATGGCAGCATTGCAGGCATCTGGAGCTATATCGTTTCAAGATATTGAAGAACAATATAATCCTGGATCAAATTTACCAAGTAGAGCTTTGACAGAGTTTTATCTTGGTGGTTCATTGGTTCGTGCTAATGCTGGTAATAATTCTTCTACAAATATGTCTGCTGGTGTACCTACTTCTGGGGTCATATCATTCAATGATTTTTATAGTAAAGAAAGAGCTTTTAAAAAAACATATTCTTCTACAGCAACTAATCAAAGTGCAGACAGTGTTTTTGGAGATGACTTTGAAGTAGACTATCCAAAACAAATTGTTGTAAATGGATCTGTAACAGTTGGTTCAACTAGCACATCTAATCCAGCTTTAAAAGTTGAGAGCAATGGCGTTGGTTCTATAACCATAACTAATAATGGTAGTATAGAAGGTGCTGGTGGTGCAGTGGCAGCGGCAGGCGGAGATGCTCTTGAAGTCGCTGGAAGTGTTGCCGTAACTTTAGTTAACAATGGCACAATTAAAGCAGGTGGTGGCGGAGGTGGTGCTGGTGGTGCTGGTGGCAATGGTGTTTTTACAGCTAATGCTACATTCTCTAGTTTAGTAGATGAAGGCGGAGGTGGAAGTTCAACCCCTGCAAACAATAAACCAAGTTGGCTAAATTCTATCTATACAAGTGCGGGTAATTTAGATGGTGTTGGTGTAGTTGGAAACAGATTATGGAGAGGAATAAATCAACAATTTAATAGATCTGGCGGAATAGGTCAGTCAGGACAATTCCAAATAAACCATGCTGGTGGTTCAGGAGATGGTTTTAATGCGAACTGTGCAAATAGAGGACCTATATATATATCTGCTGAAACAAATCAAACTGGCATATATACAGTTGTAGCTAGTATTAGCTCACAATATGGTAGTGGTTATGGAACACCTACAATATCAGTAAGTACAAGCACCTCAAGTGCAGGTACGTCTGTTTCTAATAGTGGCACAGCAAATATTACATCAGGACAAACAATTTATTTTACTGCTTATGGTACAACTTCTAATGGTGCAAATTATTATTATAATAGTTTATCTATGTCAGTTTCTGGCACTTGTACAGCAATCTCCACAGGTGGTTCAGCTGGATCAGGAGGAGTAGGACAAGGTTATAATCAGTCTGCTGGATCAGGATCTAGTGGTGGGTCGGCAGGCGGGACTAATGCTGGAGCAGGAGGTGCAGGAGGTGCAGGAGGATCCTTTGGCTCTGCTGGAGCTAACGGAACAAATGGTGCTAATGGATCTGGTACAACAATTAGTTTTCCCTCTTCAGCACCTACAAATGGAACGAGTGGTTCATCGGGTGGTGCTTCTGGTAAATCAATACAAGGTGTGAGCAATGTTACATCAAGCGGTAGTGGATCTTTATCTGGAGGTACAGCGTAATGCCTATAACATCTTTAAAATTTAAACCAGGAATAATATCTGATATTACATCATACAGTAATGAAGGTGGTTTTGTTGATGGAGACAAAGTAAGATTTAGATTTGGTTTTCCAGAAAAATTTGGTGGCTGGGAAAAATATAGTCCGAATACTTATGAAGGATCAGCAAGACGTTTACACAACTGGGTGGCTCTTGATGGTTCTGATTTCATGGGTATTGGTACACATCTTAAATATTACATAGAAGAAGGTCAGACCTTTAACGATATTACACCTATACGAAATACTACATCAGCAGGTGATGTTACCTTTGCCGCTACAAACGGATCAACAACAATAACAGTTACAGATCCAGCACATGGTGCTAATGAAAAAGACTTTGTAACATTCTCTGGTGCAGCTAGTCTAGGTGGCACAATTACGGCTACGATACTTAATGCAGAGTTTCAGATAACCTCCTTAATAAGTTCTAATTCTTACACAATTACATCAAGCGTAGCAGCTAATGCTTCGGATAGTGGCAATGGTGGTGGAAGTATTGTTGGTACATATCAACTAAATGTAGGATTAGACGTAACAGTTGGTGGTACAGGTTGGGGTGCGGGTCAATGGAGTGGTACAACCTCTGGTGCTTTAGCGACACAACTTAATGAAGCCTTAGATGATAGTGAGACTGCCGTTGATGTGGATGATGAAACTGGTATGAATACAGCTAATGATGTTATTCTCGTAGAAGAAGAGTTGATGCTTGTATCGGCAACCACGGATGATAATACAATGACCGTAACTCGTGGACATAGTGGTACAACAGCCGCAACACATGCAGACAACACTCTTGTAAGATTAGCTGTAGGTAATGCAGATTCTGCCAATGACTTTGTTGGATGGGGTAGTGCAGCAAATGTCACGGTTCCTGGAGCACAGATTAGATTATGGTCACACGATAACTTTGGTGAGGACTTGCTAATAAATGCTAGAGACTCTGGTATATTTTACTGGGATAAGACAAATGGTTTAGGTAATAGAGCAGTTGAATTAAGCACAGCTTTTTCTGGACAAACAAGTGTACCAACAATAGCTAAACAAGTTCTTGTATCTGACCAAGACAGACATGTGATTGCTTTTGGTTGTGACGGATTTGGTGGTAGTAGCACAGCGACACAAGGCAATGGGGTACAAGATCCGTTACTTATTAGATTTTCATCACAAGAAAATCCAGTTGACTTTTTCCCGACTGCTACAAATACAGCAGGTGATTTAAGATTAGGTGGTGGATCAACCTTTGTTCAAGCCGTTGAAACTAAACAACAAATACTTTGTTTTACTAATAAAACACTACACGCCATGAAATTTATAGGTCCTCCTTTTACATTTGGTTTGCAAGAATTATCTAAGAACATAACAATAATGAGTCCAGCAGCAGCTATAGCCATAGAAGATAGTGTGTTCTGGATGGGTGTTGATACTTTCTATGTTTATGCAGCTGGTCAAACTGTTCAACTTCCATGTACTGTTAAAGATAAAGTTTTTCTAGATTTTAATTTTGAAGAACGAGACAAAGTACATGCAGGTGTAAATTCTGAGTTTAGTGAGTTATTATGGTTTTATCCAACAGCTAGTAGCACAGAAATAGATGCTTATGTGGCTTATAATTACATAGAAAAAGTTTGGTACTATGGCACATTGGCAAGACAAGCATGGCTTGATAGAGGTATCCGTACACTACCGATAGCAACTGGTGGGTCTTTATTGTATAATCATGAGGTAGGATTTGATGATGATGGTTCTGCTATGACATCATTTATAGAATCTGCACCAATAGATATTGGCGATGGTGAAAAGTTTGTATTCTTAAAAAGAGTTATACCTGATGTTACGTTTGATGGATCAACAAGTGTTAACCCAGATGTATCATTTACAATGAAAGCAAAAAACTTCCCAGGGTCTAACTTTAATCAAACAACAGAAGGTGCAACACAAAGATCTGCAACTAGTCCTATTGAACAATTTACAGAAAAACTAGATTATAGATTGCGAGGTAGATCATTTGCACTTAGAATTGATTCAACCTCATTGGGTACAAAATATAAATTAGGTACGCCACGAGTTGATATACGAGAGGATGGTAGACGTTAATGTTAATCACCAGTATTCCCCAGTATATACAAGGTTTGTTAAATGCAAAAGTTGATTTAGATAGTACCGATCTTACAACTTTATTTACTGTTCCAACAACAGCAGACTTTAATGCAGCCATTGTAACATCTATATTGGTATCAGAAGATACTGGTAATGCAGACACAATCACAGTAACACTAGTTGATACAAGTAACGCAGTGTTTAGTTTATTTAAGACAAAAGCTGTTGGTGCTAATACAACAATAGAATTGTTGACAAGAGAATTAGTGTTACAAAGTGGAGAATCTATAAAAGTACAAGCGGCTACGGCAAACAGACTGCATGTTGTGGCAAGTATACAAGATGTATCGAAGACAAGAGTGACAACAAGTGCGTTAGCACAGATATAGTATTGAAGAAACAACGATTAATTGGTAGTATAAGCTATGGGCATATTTAAGAACATCACTAAAACATTAAAACGAGCGGCACCAGTAATTGGTAGTGCGATTGGTATGTACATTGGTGGACCGGCAGGGTACGCTGCATTAGGTGGTGCACTTGGTGGTGGAATAGGATCATTGGTCGGTGGTGGAGACACAGATGACGCACTAACTGCGGCACTTCTTGGTGGTATAGGTGGATATGCTGCACAAGGAAGTTTTACGGGTGCCAATTTACCTTCTGGTAAAGTTCCCGTAGGTAAAACAGCTGTTCCTAGTTATGGTGGTGGTACGATAGTAGATTCTGTTCCAGTAACTAAAACTGGAAGTTTTCTTACCTCTCCAACTGGTATAGCAACTCTTGGACTTGGTGCAGCAGCGC